TTTTCTCTCTCTCTCTCCGCGGCTCACCCTTCCATATATCAACACTAGAGAAAACTAGGGAGGTACTAGGGAGGTATTAGAGGTTACTAGACTGGATGGTAAAACTAGAGGTTACTAGAAGTTACTAGACTGTATTGGATATTTTAGCTATGCATTTTAGCATAGCTAAGGCCTGTTTCGTCCTGAGCTATGCGTCCTGGCCATAGCTCGCTTCCTATCGGCCGACTTAGCTACAATTAAGGCTTGCCTTATTTTGTCAAGGGGTAGGGATTTTCCTATCGCTAGTGTGACATTCTTGCCACACTTGACAAATCTATTTCTCACTCTTGTCACAGGATCGCCTTACTTCCGCCATGATCTTTTTTTCTATTTCCTCGCCCTTGCTGGGGTCATTCCGCGCCGACCCCACCCCGGGGGCAAAAAGTCCGGCTTGCACGCGCCGCTGAGGCCTTTCTACCAAAAAATATGAGATCAACTCTTCACAATTTCAACACAATTAATCTCGCCGCTCAAGGCGCGGGGTTTGCAAGCCCAGGGCGGCCAGAAGATCGAATGTAGGCGCGGTATCGCCTGTTGGGATATGGCGATTGTGTTCCGGGCGGAAATGGTGGATCATTTGTGTTTCGGTGCGGTTGAGGTCTACTGGAGAGCACCAGAGGACGAATACGCGATCCCAGTATTTTTGTTGACGGTGGTTGTAGTGCTCACGTACGCGCGAATAGACATTGACGGATTGGCCTATGTAGATTACCTCGTCGCCACGACACAAGGCATATATACCGGATGGGCGATTTCTTAGTTCAATGAAGCCGAGATCAAAAAGTTCTTGCATGGTGGGGTCTCCTTATGGTTGATTGCTGATCATGGCATATGATTGTGTCAAATATGAGGTTGGAGCTATGCATTTCTTGCAACCCAGACCCCACAAAGAAGCATGACTTTTACAACCTGGAGTAGGCCCCAGGCCGTTGACACAACCCACAAGGCATGCTAAGCTGTCCCCGAACATGGTGCGCGCGGGAAGGACTTCCCTGAGGCCGCCAAAGGCACGGAGAACAGCAATGCAGATCGAAGACATCCGAAAGGCCCGAAACTTGCGCGAGCGGCCACGGTTCCGCCCGCGGCCCACTGCCCGCCGGAGGTTCCAGGGCGCCCACGAGGCCCACTGCCGGCCGCATCTGTGGGTCGGGGGGCGGTTGGTGGTGCTCGATGCCAGGCCGCCCCGGAGGTCACGGCCATGCGCCCCAGACTGACCGAGGAGATCCTCCGCAGGGGCTGGGCCGCCTGGATCGCCAAGGGCCTCGAAGACCGGCGGCTAGAGCTGCGGCCAGGGAAGGTCGCGGATCTGCCCACCTCCGGCGAAGCGCCCGCAGGGACTAAGGCCGATGGAAATCCTGTCCGCTGAGCCCATTCCGGTCACTCGGGGCCGGCCGAAGGGCGCCGTGGCCCAGATCCGTGAGCGCCATCACCTCCGAGCCCGGCTGGTCGCGGAGGGCCGGTCCTATGCGCAGGTAGGCCGGCTGCTCGGGATGACCGGCGCTGGCGTCAAGGCGTGGGCGGAGAACCCCGCGAACGCCGAGCTGATCGCGCAGTACGCCGAGGACGCCAAGGCAGGCCAAGCCACCTTCCTCGCCGAATCGTCCGAGCGCCTGAACCACAACGCCCTTTTGGCCCTGGACGAGCTGAACCGCCGGCTCCGCGACGATCCGGGGGGCCTGTCGACCAAGGACCTGCTGGCGCTGGCCGCGGACGCGAATGACCGAACAGGTCTGGGGCGGATGGAGACGCGGCTGAATGTGAACGCCGACTTGGGCACGCGGCTGGACCGGGCCATCGAGCGGGCGAAGGAAGCTGGCAGGACACGGCTCGGGCCGTTCGGTGCGGGGCGGCTGATCGAGCTGGAAGTGGAGCGTCGGGCATGAGATTAATAGGCTCCGAAAAGAGGGCTGATCGAAGACCTCCTGGCGATTGCCTGGGGGATAAGGTAGCACAAATGCTGATTGCACCTCCGCACCGTCCGACTGAGCGGCCTTGTGCCGCCCGGCTTGGCGAGGGAGGCAGTTGTGCGGCCGGCGTCGATGAGGCAGACGTTAAACGGCGCCTGAGGCAGCGGTGTTCGCGAGTGCATGAGCGTGGCCCATTGGGCAGAGCGACCCGTCCGGGATCAAATCCGGGGCTGATAGTCATGTCAGAGACAGGCAGGCTATGTCTACTGTTTGCGTCCCTGCCACCAGCGCGGCGTCCCTACGATCATTCGGACTTCTTCCGTGATCGCAAACGCCCGCTGGGAACCAGTTTCTTTTCGGTGGACGTCTAATGTCCCCCGACGACGCCCTTCTCGACTGGCTGGCCTCCGTAGGCGACGATCCCTACGCCTTTGTCCTTGGCGCCTTCGAATGGGGCCAGGGCATCCTTGCCCGGTCTGCTGGCCCAGAGGATTGGCAACGACGGGTCCTGGAGGCTGTCCGTGATGGCTTGCCCCTTCCCGCTGCGATCAAACTCGCCACGGCTTCTGGCCACGGCGTTGGCAAGTCAGCCCTCTGTGCTTGGCTGATCCTTTGGGCCATCTCAACCCGGTCCGACACTCGTGGCTACGTCACCGCGAACACCGAGGCACAGCTCAAGACGAAGACCTGGGCCGAACTCGGTCGTTGGTACAACCTATTCATAGCCAAGCACCTATTCAAACTTACCCCGACCGCCATCTACTCCGCCGACCGTGACAAGGAACGGACTTGGCGCATCGACATGATCGCGTGGTCTGAGCGCAACACCGAGGCCTTTGCTGGCATGCACAACCAGGGCCGACGGATTCTGGTCCTATTCGACGAGGCCTCCGCGATCCCCGACGCCATTTGGGAGGTGTCCGAAGGCGCATTGACCGACGCCGACACCCAGATCATCTTCGCAGTCTTTGGCAACCCAACCCGCAACTCCGGCCGGTTCAAGGCCTGCTTCGACCCTGACTCCGAGTGGTTCCAGACCCGCGTCGACTCCCGCACTGTTTCCTTCACCAACAAAGACCAAATCGCCTCGTGGCTGAAGTCCTATGGCGACGACAGCGACTTCGCGCGGATCAGGATCAAAGGCGAATTCCCCCGGACCGGCGAGCTGGAGTTCTTCAATGCCGAAGAGGTTGACGCAGCGATGGCCCGGGAGGTCGAGCCTGCCTTCGGAGCCCTTGCCCTCGGAGTTGATGTGGCCAGGTTCGGCGCGAACTTCTCCGTCATCTATCCCCGACGAGGCCGCGATGCTTGCTCGATCCCCCGGCGGAAGTTCCAGGGCCTATCGACCGTCGACCTCGCAGCGGAGGTCTCCCGGGCCAACCGTGACCTCCGGGCCGACGGGATCATGATCGACGAAGGCGGCGTTGGTGGCGGCGTCGTGGACCAGGTCCGTCACATGCAACTGCATTGCTTCGGCGTGCAGTTCGGTGGGAAACCTTCGGGCTGGAGCGAGACCGGCACGGACCGAGAATCCTACGCCAACAAACGCGCGGAGATGTACGGCTCGGTCAGGGCGTGGCTGAAGACCGGCGCGTTGCCGAAGGACACAGACCTCCGGGCTCAACTGCTATCGATCACCTACACCTTCAATAACCGCGACCAGATCCTGCTGACCTCGAAGGAGGTCATGATGCGCGAGGGCAAGCCAAGCCCTGATGACCTGGACGCCCTGGCCTGCACCTTCGCCTTTCCCCTGGACCCGAAGTCCGTGCGGCATGGGGGCTACGACGTGGGGCCACAGGAAGCCCCGACCGACTATCACCCCTATTCCGCGCTCGGTGGTGTCGAGTCCACCGGGGCCCAGGCCGATTACCACCCACATGGAGCTCTGAACTGATGATCTCCGCCCCGACTCCACCGCCGCCGGTCGCTCCGCCCCCTCCGCCGAACCCGCCGATGTTTGGTGGCTCGAACACCGCAGGCGCGGGCAAGCGCCAACAGCAGCTTGCGGCTTCGAATGCTGGCTGGGGCTCGACGGTCATGGGCCAAGGCAACCCCTCCAACACCGGGCAGAAGACCCTGTTAGGCCAATGACAGAACCAATCGACCAAGCCGCTCAAGCCCTTCGAGTCGCCGCTGCCGGTCAGGCCCAGACCGACGCCTGGCATGCGAGGATGCGCGAGATTGACCTGCGGGCCCCGCCGAGACCAAAGGTCCAGGACGATCCGACTCGGGGCTGTGTGAGCCCGCTTGGGGGCGCGGGTTGGTTCACGGGATTTGGAGAATGAAGATGAGAACATTAGAACAGATAACAGAAGCAGCCATCATCATCTATGATCGAGTCGAGAAGGACTATGTTGAATGGGGTCAGCTGATGCTTGAGGCAAAAAAGCTTGTGCCTCATGGACAATTCGGGAAATATCTTGAGCATCACTTTCCGGAGTTTGGAAAGCGTCAAGCACAGCGCTATATGGAATTAGCTCGTGACGAAACAAAGACGATGTCACAGATTGCGCATTCAAAAACGTCACGTGTGACGCATTTGCCTGATGAGCCTAACCTCGAACGGGAGGTCCGTGCAGTCCAACGAACCAATTCCAAGCTTCTTAAGGAGTGCAGTTTAATTCCCGGGCTGGTGTATTCCTTGGACAATATGGATTTGTCGGAGCTCTCAGGGCTTGAACTTCAACAACTCCGCGATGGTTGTAACAGGCTTCTGGCTCGAATTGAAATGAAGAGGAATGAACAATGGCCAAGTTTACGCGTCGTGAAGTAGAATTGGGTTTTGCTCAACAGCACATGAAAGACAATCAGGTACGCCTTTGCAAGGCTACTCTTATTGAAGGGGAATTTTGGCTTCCTGGTCTTCATAGTGGTATGACTTGGGATCATATGGTTACATTCGATGAGATACGTCTGATGGACTCGGCGAGGGAGATCGAAAGGTCGAACAAGAACGCTGATGCTCAACACCGACGGGTGACAGACATGAGCATCGGTCAGCAAATTCAACTGAGAAAGAAGAGTGGAGGCGAAGAATAAGCCGTGCCCCTTCGCGTCCCTGGCT